CCACTTACGTTAAATCCTCTGGCTTTGTTGTCTTTAGCGACTGAGAGCAGGGGATATAGGTCGTCTTTTTTAATATGGCTCAATAAATAACAGAAACTACCTATTTTATATTCTGGAATAAATCCATCAGTCCCCCTTGTTTTTTTGAATATTGCTTGTTCTTTAGGAGTATCTGCTAGGTGATAGTGTTTTAGGTATTTAACGTATCTAACCCAATTATCTTTTTTACGGGATACACTATCTTCTTGGTAAAGTTTGAATAAATTGCCTATTATTTCCCCCCGTTCTCCTCCACCTCCTTTCTTTACTGTAGGGAGTTTGAAGTTGTTAAATAAATTAGTCATGTTTAATTAAGACTGGATAGTCTCGATAAGAAGGATCAGCATCAGGTATAGTAATTCCTAGAAACTCACCCGCCCATTTACGACACCTTTCTATAAAGACTGAAAACTGATCGGTGGTTAACTTAGACGATCTGCCTACTATCTTTACTTCTTCCCACTGTCCGTTTTTACCTGCAATATGTTTAGTCTTAGAGAGAAACTTAGACTTTAGGGTAGCAAATACTTCGTTTTCGTCTTCTTCTCCCATTTCCTCAGCAATCATTGGTAGTATCCCTCCCCAAAACCAAGCATTTTGCGGTAATGATCGTTTCTTAAACTTCTTTTGGATAATAAACTCATAATCACCACCATGAGACAACATCCATTTACGGTAACGACTGTATTCTTCATCAGCCATAGAAGTTTTACCGTCTTTGATAGATATTTTCCAGATAGGAATTATCTTATATTTCATCAACGTCATAACTTTTTTACTACAGGGCGACCATTTTGGTCATTAACTATTTGATAAGTTTGTTTAACAGGTTCGACATAATCAGAAGGTAGTTTATAGCCACAGATATAGGGTTTACCTTCGGGTGTTTTGTCCCACACATTGACTATCTTGCCTTCAATTTCTAAGTCTCTTAACTTACGTTCACCAGTGGATATTTTCATGGGGATAGAATTTACAAAGGTACACATATCTCCAAAGGTTAAAGAACCAGTCTCTTTTATCTTGCTATATAGTCTAGTTTTTAAGGGTGTTTTAGACATAGTGGTATATTATGACATTTTAGGGTCTAAACGTGCCAAATCTTGTCGACCGAACGTCAAATTTCGACCTCTACACGAGCTTATAACCTTTATCAACCACACATTTATTGCATACACGTCTTGCTTCCTCCTCTTGGCCCATTTTACTGGTTACTTGACCACCATTGATACAGTCTAAACAGAACCGATTTTTGCATTCGTAACAGTTCCAAAACGGGTTAGTGTACGAATTTATACTTTTGCATTGAGTACAGTTTTTAACTCTGTTTTTAGCTATTTCTTTCCAATCTATAGTTTTCATCTCTTTATTTCTAGTTTAACTCCCTCCCGTCTAAGTTCTGAAATGTAGTTGTTTAAGGTGTTTTCAGTTAGACCACATTTAGAGGCTAGTTTAGTACGGAAGTTAGGACGATTAGTTTTCGACCAGTTTTTAATAATACATTGCTTAGTTTTAGTCTGAGGTTTAGCCATAGATTAAAATGCTTGGTGTTTGTCTGTGTAATCGCCAGATTCATACTTAATCCATTCGTTCAAAAAGAAAGTTCTCCATGATCTAATATCGGCTTGTAGTTCACTGTCATTTTTAAGTGGAAAGCCAGATAGTTGAGCAATCAAAGCAATAGCATTGTTAGTAGCGTTGAAGAAGGCAATAGCTTCATTCTTACGATCTTGAGCTTTCTCGATAAATTCAGCCTTTCTTTCCTGTGCTTTAGCTATGTTAGCCCCAGAACCCCCTCTATTTGGGGCAAAAACACCCTTATTTTCAATCTTTATCTTCTTAAAGCCGTTTACCTCTACTAGCTCAAATTCAGCCCCTACAATGGCCTTTTCAAAGACACCGGCATCGTACTTGGAATTGACGAATACTTTGTCTCCGTTATCAAAGGTGGCAATGTTCATTAAGTTACCGTTCTTGTCTTGCTTACTTTCAATGTTAGTTATTTTAGGCATGGTTATTCTATTTTTAGCTGTTTCATAATTTGTAATGCGACTGCTTTGGTTGTTTCTCCGTAATTCTCTATTGGGTTTAGAACCTTCTCCAGAAAATACGTTATCAAATCTTCTTGCTGTTCGTTGAGTTCCAGTATTCTAGTCATGGTGTTGAGTTAAACGTTTAGCCTCTTGTAATAGTTGTTCTTCTTTTAAGAAATCAACAGCATCTTTGTCTAGTTTGTTTGCTGTTATGGCCGACTTAAAGTCCTCAATGTCTTGATAAAACTTACCTGTTATATCTTGTATATCTTCCAGTATGTCACCTAAAGTTTGTTTACCTTTGCAAGTATGTGTTCCGTATTTACCACAATCAGGGCAGTATTCATCTTCTAGAGTTTCCATATTAAAATAGGGTTGGATAAAATGTATAAAGGGTTCGACCTACAAAGTAACTGATTGCTAGGACACAGAAACCGATAGCTACAGCGTTAAACATTTTCTCTTGTTTGGCCTTACTTCTATAGTAAGCATCTTTTCTAATGGCTTGTGTTAACTCACTGTCTTGGTATTCCATATATATTTGATTAACCTTGTAATATCTATATGTTATATCTAATGTAATACAATGTCAAATGGATACTTGTGGATAACTATGACATATGATACAATGTAATAGTCTTGCTTTAGGCAGGAGAAGCGGTTGTCGGTATCGTCTAAACCGTCTTGCAATATTGTACATAAAAAGAACCCTTCCGATTTGGTTGGGTTCTTTTCATTTGAAATCAAACTAAAAAGTTAATGTTCTATTCTTAGCCACCTTATAGCAAGTCCAGTGAGAATAATAATCTTTGGAAAATGCCCAGTTAGCTAATTCAATGTGGTCTTCTACATTCTCATAGTCCATCTCCTTGCCGTATTCTTTAGCAAAGAGGTCGAAAGTTGGCTTATGGAATTGATATACGCTGTATGCCCTGCCAGAGTCCCCGTAAATGTACGGATTATATGACGATTCGCAAAGGGCAATATTTTTACTTAATTGTGTTGGTACGTTGAAGTGATCGCTGTACTTTTCTATGAGGGAAACTACAGTCTCTTTAGACATCTCCGGTATCGTGTCAGCAGATTGCTGTACTGGAGTTGTATAAGTAGGTACTGTCGCAGATGATACTGTTTGTGGTGATCCTAGAATCAACAATATCGCCGCTAATTGTAAGGTACTGAAAATGTTAGCTGTTCAATTTGGCAAGTGCTTTGCGAACAATACCGAAAACAAGCTCGCCAGATTGGATGATAGTTAACACTGCTGTCGCTATTGTAATGATAGCAGTTGAAATCAATTCTAGTTGTGGCTCTGTAATAACAGCGTCCACACCTTTAATTGAAGCGTAACTACCGATTAAAAGACCTGCTATTTTAACAATCGAAGTGATTGTTAGTGATAACTCTTGTGAATTGGTGCTAGAAGTAAAAGCACCAAACTTTTTGTCCATATTTTGTTGTTGTGAATTGGTTAATAAAACGACTTCACCACACCTGTAATTTTAACACATTTCATACGTCCAGTCCCTTACTTATCCCCACCAGTCAAATATATAGACCGACAGTTGTCAGAGCATAAATTGTCATTTCTTTTACTACAGAACATACCGCAATTTAGACAGTTTTCGGCTGTCCTTTTCCTATAATGTTTAGTTGCTCGATACTCTTCCCAGTCTGATAGCTTGGGTTTATTGTCCTTTAAGTTAGTCACCCCTAAAATAAACTGTCTATGACAACTATGAGTCTCTGGTGTTAATGTCCCATGTGAACATAAAGGACATCTATATATTTCTTTTATCGCTTCCATAACCTAGTCTGACACCTTTTATTAAAACATTATCCCCAGCTAAGGGTTTAATATAATTAAAAATCAGACCAGGTTACGAGAGCCATAATAAAACCCCGTTAAGGTGGGGTTAAGCCTGTTACTTTCATTTCGTTCACGAGATGGCAGGGGAAACAGATTACGATAATCTTGTCTCCAGCTATCCAGTGAATATAGAAGCGTTGGTGACACTTGGGACAACAAAGCGTTCGGTTGTCCACTTCATCGAGAGTACAGTACATGGCCTAGTCTTGCTCCCTTGGGTGGTAGACATGACACTGGTCGCATACCCGCAGGACGGTGGCAGGGCTGTCATGGGGTGCGGTGGTGCCGAGAACCGTTTGGCAAGTCGGGCAAATGACGACTGACATGGTGTAGTCTCCTGTAGAGTTGATAACTTGGCACGACAATTCTGAGAACCACAATCACAACCAGTAGCCCAGCTAGGGCAAGATTGATGATGGTGGCATCTATCCAACCCTGTCCTAACTGGCGATACTTCATGTTTCCTCCTAGAGTTTGAACCGATGATTCGGTTTCTTGTTACGAGGTTTAGGTTTATACTCGTGTTCAAACGGGTCAACGATGTTGCACTTAGGCAGACGGTTATCGAACCCTCTGTCTATTTTCGGTGGGTTGATTTGCGGAAGCCCCGTCGGCGTGTAGTCGAGGTCTTCTTGGGCTTGGCACGCTTCACACGTTCCGTAGAAGATTCTCTCACTGCGAGAGCTTTTGGCGACGATGTCACATTCGCAGGTACGGCAGACAAGAGACATATCCGTTCCTCCCACATTTGTTGGCACACACTGTTGACGACTTGGACGACTGCTTCGCTACCAAACTTCACCACACAAGCCATTCTCAGAGCTTGATGTTCTTTGGTGATTTTGTGCAAAGGGTCACGTTCATACGACAAGACATGGTTTCGTAATGCCTGTAGATCAGGGTGCATGACTGTACTCCTTGTTAAAGACCTAAATACGCACTCCTTCGATCCCCTCTGCAAGATGTTCCTTTCTATATAGATGTTGTGAAAGTAAATTACAGGGGAAGATCGAAGCAATGAACATTCTCTTTAGGATACTGGACGAAGATTTAATCAATGGGTCGATTATCAAAAGTTAGTGCCTAGCCTACTAGGTATGCGGTTGGTCCAATTCCAGTACCCAAAAGAAAACACCAGCAATTAAGCTGATGTTTCATCACTCTCTGTTCCCTCTGTAGTTTCGATAACTACTTCTGGTGAAGTAACTTCTTCGGTTGTTTCTACTGACACTTCTACGTCTTGTATTTCTGGTTCCATACAACATAAATTAAATTGATATACCGACAAGTATAACAAATTTTTATATTACAAGGAATACACTATGTCAATAAAGTTGTGGAAAACTATTTGAAGTAACACTTTTTGCAAAGCTGTATTGGTGTCTTGAAAGTTAAATAAACTTGACCACAAGACTTTTCACACAATTCACATTTATATTTAGCGGAGTTGGAAAGCATACAATGGATAACCTCCCCGATTTATATAACGATTACGAGCTGTTTGTCGGGTGTAGTTTTTAGACCATAAACCTGTAATAGAATCATTCGACATATATTCCTCATTAGCAGTAGCAATCCAACAATGTCCATGAGGCATGATCTCTGGTCTGGAATTGTAACCAGTAGGAGCTACAATAATCATTCCCCGTTCTATTGTTTCGATTGGTTGTTGTACTTCAATAAACCGTTCATCACGTTTTAGGAAGCGGTACAGTTCGCCTGTATTATAAATAATATGGATAGTCGGATCATATTCTTTCAAGATTGTAGTCAACGCAAAAGCACAAGATACTTCGTCAGAAACAATATTATCATTTGTAATATCAATTCCTATTTTACTTTCTGCTATAGTGGCTAATTTATCGCTGTTGGTCATAACTTTTTTTTTGGTTAATAATTCTACTAATTGCTCATAAAGTCCAACCAGTTTTTTTAAGAGTGTAATTGTCTCAGCTTCTTTCAAGACTAGGTGATAACCTTTGGCAAACGCAATGTCATGATCGAAAGATAGTATTTTATGAGTGTTATCGTATGAGTCAAAAATCTTCCAACCTTTTTTATCTTCACCATATAACATAGTCCAGTGATTGTTTGGTTGTCCATTATCTACATAGACACCACCATCTTTATGCCAAGCTGAAACTGAAACACCAAGAGGTGAATATTTAAGAGCTTCTCTTATTTTTTCTGCTCGTTGTTCTTTATTTTGTGAAACAGACCACAACCAATAATGATTTAATTCATAAGGAAAACTAAGGGCTTTGTCTCGACATTCTTGTTCCTTAGCTCCTTTGAAAGAATAATACTCATCTATAGTTGTAATATCGTCTGAGAAGGGCAAAATGGCCTCTTCTAGCAATCTGTTTTTACGGATAGCCTCTGCTACTATATGAGGATTATTACCAGGTGCTTTTGTACCAGATATGATACCGGCAAAGCGATCAGAATAGTTTTTAGTTTCTGATGTAATCCTATTTATTAAAGTTTCAATAACAGAAAGTGTCCCAAACGAGGTACAGTTATAGGTTTCTACTCCATTTTTATGCTGATATTCCTTTTCAGGTAGGTATTTAGTCCAGTCTCCTTTAGGTTCAAATATCTTAGGGGCAGTTATGGCACCAAGTACCCAGTTGTCAGGAGTTATTTCTGGTTTTACAAATCCGTAGTTTTTCATTTTATAGACATAAATTTAATAAGAGCCATGATTGCACCTCCGATAATCACTAAAGGAGTTATAAAACCACCCCACCAAGTAGCCCACGCCTTAGTTTTTTCTGTCCAAGTAATAACATCACCCACTGTTGTTAATTGAGCAATCCTTTCCACGATTGGATCCATCTTTTCCATGTGAGCATCAGACTTTTTAACGTGTTCGTCAAAGGTTTCAATGTGTTTAATAATCAAACCCTTTAACTCTATAATCTCGTTAGCTAATAGTTTTTCTTCGTCTCGACTCATGTTACTTTTTACGTCTGCTATTAGTTGGTAGTGTATTGCCATTGGTAGTGGCTTGGGCTGGGGCTGGTACTTCTCGCATAGTTCCAGTACCTTGTGACTGTCCTGGTATTTCAGGTACTCGGATAGCGTGGGTCAAGTCTCCTTTTTTTCTTGGTGTTGTGGCCATGTTACTTTTTTAGTCTGTTAATTTGTAATTGTTGAAAACCAACTATTAGGGCTAGTAAAGCTAGAGCCAACCATTGCCAGTTTTCCTCGGCACTTCTCTTGGCTTCTACTACTCCTAATTTTAAGTTGTCGATTTGTTTTTGTTGGTCTTGGACAGATTCAATCAGTAAAGTAGTAATATGTGACCATTTGATACCGTTTGGCTTACCTTGTTCGTCTAGGGAAACAAGTAATGGGTTTACCTTTTGGGTAGCCTCAGCAATCAAACCAATCTTTTTACCTGGATTACTTTCGTCTTTCATTTCAAAGGTAACAGCCTGTAGTTTAAGAACGTCAGACAAACCACCTTGTAGGTTTTCAATATTCTTCTTGAATCTTTCAGAAGAAGCAATACAAGTTTCTGCGTCAGTGTTCTTTGTTACTTCACCACCAGAGGCTAGACAGAGTGAGTAGGTTGAAGCACCAGTGTTAGTGGTAAGAGCGCCTGGGTTAATGGCCATAGTTCCATCAACAGAGAAAGTTTTGAATGGTGTAGAAGTCGAGATACCAACTCGGTTTAGTCCAGCGTCTAAAATAAACATATCAATATCGGTATCGGACTCAATACGGAAGTTAGCATCAGCCGCTACTTCGTTGAACACAGTGTTACCAGAAGCGTCGATTGAGAATCTTTCTGAAGCTGGAGTTGCAAAACCTGTAGATACAAAAAACTCACCAGTAGTACCAAACTGTAGAACATCACTTGTGTCTTCGTATCTAATAGTTGCCTTGGCTGTACCGTTTTGTGAGAAAGTTATAAATGGTTCGCCTGTAGCCGAATTAGAGTCAAGTTCAATATTAGCCTCTGTATCACCATCACTATCATCACGAACAATGTGAAGCATTGCCCCTGGTGTTTGAGTGTTAATACCTACACGAGAAAACCCACAACCAAGACCACAACCTTCATAGTCCCAAGTCATAAGGTTTTGCCCAGCAAGCCCCCCATACCACATTTGCATATTTCCAGTTGCGTCACCTGTAAGCCAAGTGTTTTCTAGGTAGAAGTTACCTTCCGCTGTACTCCATAAGGTACTTGATGAGTTGTTAAACTCAATTCGAGCTGAATCGTTTATTCCACTTGATTTAATGTTTAAGACAGTATCTTGGTTAGAAGAATCGGAAACGGTCATCTTGGCATGAGTAGAGGTGGCACTTCCAGCCCCGATATTATCAGAGGCAGTTGTTAGACGTACAAACGAACCATCATCAGTCCAACCACCACCAGAAGCACCAATAGAGTTACAACCCCAAGCGTTAGTGGCTGTGTCGTAAGTTACAGCGTCACTGGCTCCGTTACAGTCAGTTAATGCTTTAGTTTGCCAAGTTGTTCCGTTTCCGATCATGGTATTGTCATCAGCGGAAGCAGTTAAGTTAGTACCACCACGAGCAACACTGAGGGTGCCTGTTGTACCAGCAACAATCGGTAAACCTGTACCGTTAGTAAGGGTAACAGCAGACGGTGTTCCTAGGTTTGGAGTTGTCAGCACTGGAGAAGTCGCAAAAACTAACAAGCCAGAACCAGTGTCGTCTGTGACTGCGGTATCGAGGTTAGCACTGGAAGGTGTAGCTAAGAAGGTTGCCACTCCAGTTCCTAGACCAGAAATACCAGTGGAAACTGGAAGACCAGTAGCGTTAGTCAAAGTGACAGAAGTTGGTGTGCCTAAAATTGGAGTAACTAAAGTAGGTGAGGTAGCAAATACCAAAGCACCCGAGCCTGTATCATCAGTAACCGCAGTGTCTAAGTTGGCACTTGATGGAGTAGCGAGGAAAGTGGCTACACCTGTACCTAGTCCTGATACCTGTCCAATAGGCAAGGATAACCCACCAAGAGTTGTGATATTTGGTAGGGAAGTCGTAGCTGATAGGCGGTTGTCAAATCTAGTGTCTGTCCAGTAAAGATTAGAACCTTCGGCTAGGTCAGTAGTTGATTTTGTAGTTAACCAGTAGTCAACGGAAGTGGTAGCGTATTCGGCTGGAATATCAGAAAGGAGAGCAACTGTACCAGATTCGTTTTGGAACGCTACGTTTTTTTCGCCACCACTGATTGCGGTTGTGTCTAGGTTTACGTATTCAGGTCCAGTACCAATAGATAGTATTCGTCCTGATGGATAGAACAGTCTACCAAGAAGGGTAGAGCCTCCGTCTGAATAGAAGTTAGCCTCGGAAGCATTATAAAAGTCGGCTCCTCCATTGCTTATAACTACTGATTGAGCCTGTAATACGTTGGTTGGTAGGTTTAAGTCAGCACCAACTGTAATCGGACTATAGCCAAAGATATTAGATACTTGGAGAGATTGACCGTTAGCGATTGAAATGCCTCCAGCAAAGGTTGAAGTTCCTGTTCCAGAGTTTAGGATAGGGGCATCAAAAGTATAACCTCCAGAAGCATCTCTAAAGTCCATAGCATCAGAACCAACATTAAAGCCAATAACTGAGTTGACGCTTCCATCTCCTGAACCTAAGAATAAACCAGCAATAGTGTCACTAAGACTGTAGTAAGGCCATCCAACACTTAGAATAGGGGAGCTAGAAGACAAGGTGACAAACGGGTCTGAGTATTCCCATAGACTGTCTCCTCCACCTCCAGTGATACACACACCATCAACAGCATAACAACCATTAGAAATATCAAAGCCTTCGTTAGCCGTTGTGGTCGCTTGTGAAGATATATCCAAAGCACCAGTGGTTGTGGAAAAAGTTATTCCAGCCGAGGTGTTAAGGTCGTCACTGATAAATCCAAGAGTAGCTGGCCCATTAGTTTCAGCATCTTCTTGAATATAAAATGCTCCCTTATTAACAAGTAAAGCTCCAGCATTTTCAGTTATAGAACGAAGAAATGGGATTTTACCACCAGAAAAATCAATTGCTCCTATAGTAATATTATTAACAAAATCTCCAATCGTGGTAGTAGCAAAATTCTCACCCTGAAACCGAACATCTCCATCAACATGAAGTTTAGCTTGTGGTGTAGAGGTTCCTATGCCTACGTTGCCGAGTAAGTAGTAAATGGAGTCAGCTAGACCATCAAGCCATTGTGATGAGCCTCCACTTGCATCTTCTTCATAAGTAAATTGGACTTTTATCTGACGGAAAGAAGGGTCTACTACTCCGTTACCTTGCTTACCTACCAATCTCCAGTACAAAGAACCAATACAACCAGGTACTAGGTCAACTTCATTGCCATTTTTAAGACCTGTACCAGTTCCAACGTCTACTTCTCCAGCACTGCCAGTGTCGGCAGCGATAAAGGTCACGTTATCAGCAGAACATTGAAGGTTTAAGTCAGCACCAGCAAATCCAGCTACAGCTTGGTTAACATAAAGTCTGTAACCAGTAGCGTTGGTAGTATCTCGGAAGAATCTAGCGTTAGTTGCTCCGAACAATTCAGTTAGAGCAGCGGGCATGTTTGTCCATGTTTGAGCAGTTTGGGGAATAGCGGCGATAGCTACTTCGGTTGTTGAAGTTGAAGTCCCACCAACACTAGGTCTAGTTAAATAAACATCGGCTTTAAGATTACGCCATGAAGGATCGTTAACAGCATTTCCTCCAGTTCCTACTAGTCTAAGATAGACGTAGCCTTTACAAGCACTGTTCAGACTGGCTAAGTTGCCTACTCTTGGCTGTGTACCTAGAGTCCCAATACCAATATCAGCACTTGAAGCACCAGCGTCAGTCCAAGTAGTTTGATCGGCAGAACACTGCATTTTCATAGTAGCCCCTGCTGTACCAGCTACAGCTTGTCGGCCTGTAAGTTGAAAAGTCTCGCCTCGTGTAAGGTCAATACGTTGACGAGTATAGTTGTTAGCTATAGAAGAAGTAGCATTGAAGATTTCTGTCTCCGTTGCTGGCATATTTGTCCAAGTCTGGGCGGTCTGTGGACTAGCAATAAAAGAAACAGTTGTGATTGTTGAACCCAAAGAAGTAGTAGCAGAAGAACCACCGCCAGTTGCAGGGGCAGAAGTCCAGATTGTACCGTCAGAAGTAAGGACATTACCTGACGTTCCAGGTGATGATAAACCTGTACCTCCTTGATTGGTAGGTAAGGCGATCAAGGCACTAGCCCAGATAGGTGATGAAAAAGCAACTGCTACTAAAAAGACTATAAGATATTTGATGTATTTCATATTAAACATAATGATTTCTAATAATTGATCCTGTTGGTGGTGTTAATACCACGTCAAATGTGACTGTTAAACCTGATAAAGTGTACCCATTGTCCTCGTAGTAGTTCATTCCGTTGAGGTTTATATAAAGAGGAGTCTGGGTGAAAACAAACACTCGATTACTACCATCTATCGCTCCACTATCAGGAGCTTCTGGCACACCTCCACCTACGAGCTTTGAGGCTGTGATACCTCCGTCTTTAACTCTGATACCACCAGCACTTCGTTCTATAGTTGTTTCGTCTGTATAAACTCGTAAAGCTCCAGCGTTAAATTCCAGTCCAGGAGTAGAAGCTAGTTCTACTGAAATAGTTGTACTTGTAATGTCTATACCATCGCCACCTGTGTAAGTTAAAGGTGCGGATAGTTGAGCAAAGGTAATATCAGTGGTTCCGACTGTAATAGTAGCGTCATTGTTCATTGACCACTGACTCAATGCTAGGGTATCACCTGATAAAACAGTAAAGAATGTACCTGTTACGATCTCAGCAGTAGTGTCGTAAGTACCTAGGCGAGTAAGGATAAACGGATTAGAACCATCGCCTGGTTGGGTTAGAACATAGACACCATTATGGGCTTGGTTGACTTGGTTTTTGACCAATAACATTTGGTCTATGGTCAAAGTCACTCCATCTTGAGCAGATAAAGCACCGTTAGCGTTTCCAGTGAGCGAAGCAAGCACGCCAGAGGTACCGTTATCATAAGTACAGGCTGGCAGGGCAGTAGTAGTACCAGCTCGTACATCGTCTACGAATCTAGCTCCCGATGAAAATAGGGTATCAGCGTATAGTTTAGTTACCAAGTGATAGTCTTGGGTCGGAGAAACACCAGAAGGACCAAAAGGTAGATGATTAGGGAAAGTAACAACACCATCACCATCAATATTAAATACATCTTGACCGCTAGTAGTTTTAATGGTACTTCCAACAGTTAGGTTCCCTTCAATAAACACATCTCCAGTATCGTCAATTAAAGGTAGGATTGTAATTGCTGTAATCGTAGCGGTAGAACCTGCTAGACCTGTAATAATGAAATTATCAGTCGTTAAAGCAGTAATGAAGTTTTCAGTTGTAGCTCCAGCGATAGCACTACCAGCCACACCTCCAAGAGTATATGTAACAGTTCCAGAAACAGCCGAAGTAGTGATTGTGACTTTATAAGGGCTACCAATTCCAATAGTTAACGGGGTAGCTGGTTGGATTGTCCCGTCAGAAGCGTCATTGACTCTCACTAATTCTCCACCTGATACAGACCAACCGTTAGTACCAGTCCAGTTACCACCAGTGAAAGTAGGGGTAATGTCAGTGTCATAGTTAGCATAAAATTGAGTTAAGGAATCACTAATTTCAGCACGTAGGTCTGTTATAGAGTCACCACCAGTGGTAAACTTAATAGTTTTACCTGCGTCGTGAGCCTGAATTAAAAGGTCACCACCAAAAGCTTCTAAATAGGTATCATTGGGTTGTACCAGTTCAGCGCCACCCCTTGTATATGTAGAGGAAACAATACCAAAGTTTCCATAAACTCCAGTATCTTCTCCATCGTCTAGGTCGTTTGATACTACAAGGTCAGAAGAAGCACTAGTCCCATTACTGCGGTTTCTAATTGTAATTGCATGGTAGTCGTCAATTTCTTGGGAGACTAGGAGGGGATCAGTAGAAGCTCCACTATAAACATCGTCAACAGTACCCACACGAAGTTGTATAGCGTCATTATCAAAAAAGTAGTTATCATTGTTTTCAGCTAAGAAAGTATCAGCTCCGATAAAGGTGACAGAGCCTTCGGTGCCACTAAAACCACCTGTAGAAGCCACCAAGGGGTCTTCAGGAGTGCCTTGTCCTGTAATAGTAGAGCCATCAACTGATATTTGGACAATCGGGTTATTAGGGTCAGTGTTATCGGTGTTTAGACCTGTGACAGACTCTACTGTGCCTGTACCAGTACCACCAGATAAATCAACGTTAGCTGTGTCTCCAGAGATACTAACATTTGGGTCATCCCCTCTAAAGTTTATGTTCTTTGCTCTTCCTACTAGTTCACCATTTTTATAAATATGGGTAGTTGTTATAGGTAAAGCGTTGGCATTAGCCTTAGCAATATTAGCTACCTCGTCAATCTTTTTAATTAAATTGTCATCAGATTCTTTGAGAAATTTTACATCTTCTACTATAACTGCAATCTCTTTATCTTTGCTTGGCGGGATTACTGGTATCTTGCTTTCTACTTCATTTATACGTCGTTCTAAGGGGGCTAGGTTAGCTTCTTTAGGTATTAAACGTGTTACCCTACTAATCTCATCATTTAACTGCCTTGTAAGGGCTTTTATCTCACTTAAAGTAGATTGATTAGACTTGTTTACTAGCTCCTCTGATTTAAGGTAGTTTTCCTTTCCAGTAATAGTAAGTTCCTCTATCTTGTTTGATACTTCTGTTGTTAGTTTTTCTATTAGTTGGCTCCACTCTTCTTTGTTAGAACGAATAATAGAAACAATCTCTGAAATTATTGCTGCTACTTCATCTGCTGAAGCATAGTCTTTGTCTGCTAACTCTAGCAGTTTGGTGATTTTTTCTAGTTTTCGTTCTTCTGGTGTCATGTTGATAAGTTTGTTGACTTTTAATTTGTTAGTGGTACCGTTTTGGTATGGAATGGATTATTGCCTTATTGTGTCTCATCTTTATTGCTTCGGTGAAACGCCCGAAGACTTAGTTTGGGTACTCTTAACTTTTGGATTTATCAAAGGCTTAGGAATCTTAAAGTTGTTTATATCATTGGCTATATTTTTAAGACCTTCTAAGATAGGTCTGGCCTTTTGTCCTGTATAACCAAAACCTTTAAGGAGAGGCACAGCAATTTCTGGTTGGGAAAGGATAGCTGAAATAATCACTGGAACATTTCCTGTTAGCACACCTCCTCCAGTAACAGCTCCTCGAATATAAGTACCAGTCTTAAAACCACTGGCTCTCTCTATATCCTCAATAGTTTTAATCAGTTTTACTCGTTCTTCAATATCAGGAACGATTTGTTTTACTCTTTCTAGTAAATTTTCTTTACCTTTACCTGTTATATTGGCAATTTTACTTATAGCCCCGTCTTTTAAGTCACCAGTCTTAGGGTCAAAGATATCTCTTTTTAGTTGTGATAGTAGTTGTCTTTCTGGAGCGTATGCCTGATCTAGTTCTTTTAGACCTCTAATCTGTGCCTTACCCACAGCATCATATTCAGCTCTTAAATCTCTAGCAATCTGTTGAGGTAGAGATGTTTTGCCTTGTTCGAAGCGGGATAGATTAGATAATGCCTCTCTGACGTTTAGGAATGAGTTACTGGTTAGGTTGCCTTGTGAACCATAGTTATCTATGAAGTCCTGTAAGGATGCACGGTCAACAGAAGATAGTGGTCTAGACTCTGGTGTTGTGATTATTCTACCAGCATCATCAAGTTTAACTCCATATTTACCTAATATTGTAGGAATAACGTTCTTTGGTATAGAGACTGGCACAGCTTGGTTTCTAATATCCTCGTAACCCTTACCTAGACCACCAAGTTCTTCTAGTCTGTCATCAAGAGCTTGCCCTACTGCTTTAGCTGTTTCAACTCTAATTTCAGGGTTTACGTTTTTAAGTGCTTGTGGATTCTTGATTATTTGGGTAATAGTTTCTGGGTTTAGGCCTGTTGACTGTGATAATCCAAACCGAGCTGTTGTCCCAACGCCTTCAACTGCCTTTGTAACGCCAGCCTTGACTGGAGCTGTAGCCATTCTACCTGTTGTGCCTATTGCCTTTGAGACTGCACCAGCTTTACCTACCAGAGATGCTCCACCTGTGACTAAACCAAGAATATCCGTTCCAAATCCAAACGGGTCTTCAACAGCTGTCTTTTGTAGAGCCTCTAGTGAGCCATATCTTTCTTTTAGGGAGTTTGTTAGTTGGTTAAACGCTTCTTCTTGCGGTTGTTCACCTGGGATAAGTTTTTGAACACCCCCTACAACAGAACTGCCAACTGCTTTAACTGTATCAATAGGGTTTGTAACTACATCAAAAAAGCCTTTGCCAAAACGGGCGGCGGAGGCTGGCAAGTTACCGGTAGCTTTGAGTCCAGCCTGAATAGGGTTTTCTTTACCTGTAGCTGGAAAGGTTGGAGCTAATAAGTCTCTCTTTTGAGTACCAAAAAACTTGTCAGCCTCATTGTCTGGAATAAAGTCTGGTGATTTTGCCTTACCTGTTATGGTAAGTTTGTCCATTTCTTGGTCTGATATAAATGATTTAGCCATGATTATTATTGTAGTTGCCAACCTCCCTCGACTTTAATATATGTTTTACCGTTTACTGTTTTTGTTTGGTTATTTTGGGGAGTGTATTGTATTTGTTCAACTCCACTTTCATTAAGTAGTGAATTTGTTGATGTCAGTCTGTTTTGTCTTTTCTGTTCTAGGACACCGGAAGTATCACCTGGTTGAGGGAAGTACTGTTGACGGGCATTAGAAAACTCCTCCTCTGAAATAACAGCCCCAGATTCACGACGTAGGACAGCATTGATAAAGTTTCTTTGAGCTTGTTCAAACTTCTGTCGATCCTCAGACTTTAACGGGTTAGGTAATGCTTGACCAACATAACTGTCTATACCAGCAAATTGTGATCCTATTGCATCAACTATCTGTCCAGCTTCAATCATTCTTTGAGCAAATCCAGTAGCCTTTACTTGGGTGTCTGTTTTCTTTGGCCCAGCTTGTAAATCTTGGTATGCTTTTGCGAGCTGTGCGTTCTTTAATTGACGGTCTAAGGCACCTACATAGCTTCCACCTAATCTAATCGCTTCCTCGGGTGTTTTTGCCCCTCTCATGGCACTTACAACAGAGGACGGAGCGCCATCTTGTAGAGCTTGGATGGATAAATCTGATATTTCTTTTAAGTTTCTTTCTTCTTGGTCTAAAGCTCGCTCTCTGTCGTTCTGTTGGGTTTCAAATAGTCTCTTTTCGGCTGTTGTAAAGGCTTCCTTATTTTCATCATAAGCTAGTTTAAGAGCATCATTCTCAATTTTTTGCTGTTCTATCTTCATTTGAACAGCTCGATCGGCAATCGCCTTAGCACTGTCATATCTACCTTGAATGCCTAACTGAATAACTGACAAGTCCGCTTGTTTTGAGAGAGATTCACGATTAAGTCTGTTTACTTCATCATTCAAAGCCCCACCGAATAAACCTTGTGGATTCTTTTGTAGTTCTTCCACTCTTCGTCTGGTTGATTCTTTTTCTGTTAGTAGTTGTTGGTTTATATCTTTAAGTTCTGCTTCAACAGGGTCAACCGTTTTAGAATAGGCTTGATCTTGCAAGGCTGTTTCACCTTTCAATCCCAACATACCAGTAATACGTTCCTTTAGAGAACTGTTCTTTTGTTCTTCGGCTGTTTGAGTCTTGGTTTGTAGGTCTTTAACGAAGGCATCAACAGGTAAAGAGGTCGCTGTATCGATAGCCCCTTGTAAACCTGCTGGTTCTGTTGATGGTCGTGGTGAAGTTACTGTCATTGGTTTGGCATTTTGCAACTTGGAAGAATCTATTGGTTGTTGAGCGTTGAATTGACTAATCAGTTGATTGCCTTTGTTTAGAAGATTTGTTGTTTCTGGTTTAAGTTGGGGGTTCATGTTGCTATATTATAACATTTATACTGACTTTTTGTAAGTCTCATTGATAATTTGTAACTCTTCAATCGTTGTTTCATATCCTCTTAATTCCACTTTTAGTTGAATAAATTTTGATTTACTATCTAAAAGAATTTCTGCATACCCTTCATCGTTTTTAGAGCTGTCAATAGTGGCTAAAGTTTCCCAGTTATTGACTACAAAGTACGATTTTAGGCCAGAGGATGCACCAACAACTGTTTCGTCTAAAACAAAAGAATAAGTACCGCCATCCTCGTTCAATTCTATGACTTGCGCCATTTGACCTGCTCCCATACCTGCGGTTAGTTCTAACTCTAAGTGACCACCATTATTAAAATATGTTTTAGCTTCTGATAGATCGGCTGTTGTGTAGCCTTCGTTGTCACTTGTCCATATAAGATTAAGAGCTGTGGTTCCGTCTGGTACACCAGAAGGGGTAGAAGATGGTAAATTAAACACATCTTTAGTTTTGGATTTAATTATGATCTTGTCATTTGTATCTAAGGCTCGAAATTTAACGAATAGTTTTTGATTTGTGTCTGTGACTTCTTTAGAAAACACTTTTGGTGAAATTAAATATCCCCTGTTCTCAAAGAAAGGACTAATAGAGCATAAGTGAACCTCATCATCTAAGTTCGAGTTAAAATACCTTCCTCCAAATAAAACATCTCGATACAGAGCTTTTGATACACCATATATGGCAACAGCCCCGACGGTGTCGCTTACAGAGGCTCCAAAATCTAGGATATTTGCCATCCAAAAGTATTGATTGGTGTCAGCACTAGTAATATCAATATAAACACCTGCTAGGGCTTTTTCTCGTGTTTCGGCTAGTCTAAATGTTGTACTTGATACTTTTATAACAAAGTAAATTACTCCAAATTTAAGACCACCAACTGTACCACTATTTAATATCAAAGGATTCCCTGTAGAAGGAACTGGGCTAGAGGTGGTGAATAGGTCTGTTGAAGTGTCCACATTTGCTTGGGATATAGTATGGAGGTAGACAGGAGAAATAGAAGGAGAAAACCTATGTGATAAACCAGCTTTAGGATCATAACACCATACACCGGAAGGATTATTAACCAAGTATTCTTCTCTCTTGTCTCCAGTTTTGTCTAAATCAAACCCAACATTTATATATATTCTATCACCATCAACTACCATATTATCTCCATAAGTGAGATGGTTTAATAGATCACCCCAGTGTTTATTCTCACTGTAGAAAGGAAAACTAATTAACTTATCAAAACCTCCTCCGTTCCAGTACAGTAATTCACCAGTTGAAGTTAAAATAACGAATGACGATTTATAAGGCACGATTCCAGCCGCAGAGTAAGTGCCTATAGATACTCCAATACTAGCTTGGGTGGTTGCTCCATCCCAAATAAAGAAATAAGAGTCAGTGTTTTGTCCAGTGGAATCAGTGCCAAGTCTGGTAATTAAACCTAGTCTATTATTGTTATAAGCCATACCAATCACCTCGAAGTCAGAAGGTAAGGTTAAGTCAACAGTATTGGAGTGTGATGTATTGTATTGTTTAACAACATTACCATTTGATACACATAACTGGTTTCGGTTCTTGAATACTTCCAAGTAGTGCCTAACCCCTGATGTTAAACTTGTGATAACGTCAGCAGTCCAAGTGCTGCCTGACTTATAGCTAACAGTTGTGGCTGTTGATTCATAAAAACGATTTTGCCACCACTTACCGTGAGAGTTAAAGGTTAAGTTAGGATTGTCGCTACTTTCATCTTCTCCAACAGACCGAGTATCATCGTTTAATACAAAGTTAAATGGCTCGTCAGTTGTAGCGATCATAAACGTCCCCTCACTGCTTCGGCCAAAAGCTACTGGTATATTAAAATCAGTGTTAGATAAGTTGTCCACAGTAGACCCATTATTAAAAAGAGACAATGATCTCGGTGATAGCTTTATGTATCCTTCTTCATCTAAGTTTATATTCTTGGTCGCCCATAAATTGCCAAACTTATCAGAAGTGTTAATTTGTGACCATGTAGATTGTGGAATTTTTATACTCATATTTAAGCGTTGTAATAAGGGACATAATAAGTAGAATTGTCTTTAACCCAAACAAAGAACCCATCCATCGGCTTTGCTACGTTAAAACTTCCCATACCTCCTTCATCTATGGCTTGGGTTTCACTAGCTGCTGTTTTAGTGCTTTGTGACTGTAGCTCTGCTAGGCTATTTATTTTAAGTCGGTCTCTAAAGGCCTGTTCAACAGGAAAAGGGATAGTTGTACTAGATTTGATTAGTTGCAACTCTGCTTTTAGCTCGTTAATTTGTCGTTGTAATTCTTCCATTATGATTTATCTTGGTTAGTCCAGTTAGAATCAGATTTGTTGCCATTTAACCAGTCAGGGTTAGTTATAGTAACTGTTGCGTTTGGAATTGTTCCTGTAATAACTAGCGGATCAACTGTGACATTAGCATCACCTGAAACAGAAGCATCTGGAATAACCCCAGTAATAACTAACGGGTCAGCATTGACAGTGACGTTGATACTTTCGTTTACCGATACCAAGACACCGATATAGTCAGCCGAGGCACTGGCAGTAGCCAAGAAGTTTCCTGTGGCTGAACTTGAAGCATAGGTTGCGTAGGCTAGGGCGTAGTTAATAGTATTTGAACCTACGACTACATCTCTGTCCTCTGTCCACGAAGGGTTATTGTTTGTAACTGCATATCCAGAGAACGCTACATCCACTAGAGCGTCTTGGTTGCCTATAAACATCAAAAGCAGTGGGTTGGTGGCCATTGGGGTTAGGCCTGAATAACTAAGACTTGTGCCTGATGAGGTACCAGAGTTATCTACGACATTTCCGGCAACAGACCCAAAGCTATTTCCTGACACTGCTACAAAAGCCCCAGCCGAATCATCACCGGCAGCCTGAGGAGTAAAAGAGAATGTAGATGCAGCAGCATCCCCTGATGTTGCAATTTTAGCAAAAGTTGTAACACTAACATCATTGGTAATAGTTTGGGTGTTAATATTGTCCCAACCTGACGGTGTGTTGAATATTCCAACTGACGATCCATCTCTTCTTCTAAGACAAAAGGCTACCATCATATCACCTTCTAACATCCCTGTAGGTTTGTTAAATACCAAATCAGCATCACTTGATGCCGAAGCTATACTAGATGATCTGAATGCTACTGCCATGTTTATGCTAGATATAAAGCCCCACCAGAACCAGGAGCTGCGAATGAATGAGTAAACGTCCCTGCCGTAGAGCTTTTAACTTCTGTATAGTCGTAATAACCGATAATAGGAGAAGTCGAAGGTGTGCCAGTATCTTTGTAGAGATAAGCGTATCTAGCTGAAATAGTTGACGCTGTGAATGCTATGTTGTCAGCATCTAAGTAGGCCCGATCATTTGTGTTATCAACTGTAGTGGTTTTGTTGGCTAGGGTTGCTCCACCTGCTGAGTAAGTACCTGAGTTAGCTACCTCATTAGCTGATACATCATCAATAAATTCTTCTGTATCAATATCAGGAGTATGTGAGCTTGTAACAAGCATTAGTTTTAATGTGTCTACTAAAACGTCAATGTCACCGTCTAATAATTTCTTTTTTGCTGTGTTTACGATTGCGTTTGCCATATTTATCTAAAATTAAAGTTTCTTGTTTTTGCTGATAATTGTACCTTTTCGTCCTTGCCTCTCATTGTAAAGAAGTCCTGCAATGATTGGGACATCTTAGCCACTTCTACAGACAACACATCCCTGACAGCCAAAGAATTGGATAAGGCGTAGTCATAAGCCGCCATTAGAGGCACTAAGCGGTGGAAGATAGAAGGAAATCCGGGGGTTTTTGTTGTGTCTGTTGTAGCGAAGTAGTTATGCGCTCTCTGGAAGTAGACTTTCAGTGAAGCGGCTTGTGAATATGAAGGTTTAGGATAAAGGAAGATAGAAGTACCTATCTTGTCGTAGTAAAGAGGTGTACCGGCAGAGTTTAGGAAGTCTGTAAGTGACTGGTTAAAGATATCTACTTGGTCAATAGGGTTTAATAACTTCCAAGCACCAGTTCCATCCTTTAATTCCACTCTTGTAATCTTGATATGCTCTGTATCGAACGAGTAATCTTGCTGATCGGCTACTAAAGCGGTTGTTCCAATAGGTAAATCAGTGTTATTTGAGTCATCCCATTGCCACCTGTAATCTGCTTCTAATATTAAAGAGGTAATTTGGTCACAAGCACGGTTACAATAAGCTGTTATTTGTTGGAGTCTACTAGTGTTATTAGTTACGTCACCATAGTTACCAAAAACTAGAGTCTCGACGTCTTGAATAATGCCTGTTTTATTTGTTGTATCGCTGAATTGCATGGTATAATTATCCCATACACAGCATGGACACGCTTAAAAATGACCACTAGATTACAAACTGTGGCTTAAAATAACACTATTCTAGTACTTGACTAGCCACTTTTTTCCAGTTGAAATCTTTATACTGCCAATCCTTTAGGATAGTATCATAAGCATTCTGTCCCATTTCTTTCCGTAGCTTTTCATTAGTTATTAGTTTCTCTAGCTTGGTCTCCCACTCTGGTAGAGTACATAAGAACCCATTAAACCCGTCATCAATAGTTTGTCTATCGCAATGTTCCATAAAATATGGGTAAACTCTAGAAGCTACTGTTGGTATTTTATACATAGCATACTCCATCCATTTAATGTGAGACTTGGAACGAGTGAAGGCTGTATCAACAAGAGGGGCAATGCCTATATCCCATTTCTGTTCTGATAGGTGTTTAGGGTATTTATCGAAGGCGTCAGTCGAAGGTACTAGAGATATTCTCATTAAAGAGTCATCATCAAAGCCAGCTTTCCCAAAATACTCCTTAACCTTGTCTTTAGGTACTGACCCCATCAATTCAAAGTAAAGATTTGGGTACTTCTTCATCAGCTTCGAGATTGTAGGCATAATCATCACTAAATCATCTTGGTGAGAGTTAGAGCCAGGATAACCAATTACTACCTTGTCCTTGTTTCTTTCTACTGGTTCATACTGCCAGTCACTTACGTCTGACATATTCGGAACAATAACAATCTTTTTATCTAAACCATGAACGGTCTTGAAATGCTCCTTTAATCTATCCCTTAGTGGTTCGGTTGATACAGTAACTACGTCTGCTAGAGAGATAGAAGCTGAAAATAAAGCCCTATCCTTTTTACCCTTAGCAAACTTGTCATGCATAAGGTTTGACTCTGGTAAATCTAAGTAGTTATCGTCTACATCCATAATCACTTTCTTTTTATGGTATTGCGCCCAATAGAATATAGCTGACATATTTTGCTCACCGTAGACAGAAGCCAACCATAAGTAATCATACTTTTGAAAGACCTTGTCCCAGTTAGTTATAGCATCGCCAAAGTGGACTGCTTCTTTGCCCATCACATCAACCTCATGGTCTGTTTGTTCAGCTATGAACTTGGCTGGTTTGATTAAACGATAGTACCCAACTCCACCATAAGCATTGTTCTGCTTCCGGTAATCGTTGTGATTATAGTCTAAGTAGTTAAACAGTATTTTTGCCATATGGTTCTTGTCTTTTATTATCTAAATGGTTTCTAAAATCAAACATCTTATTACCCCACCTAGCTGCCGGAGTGATAAACTTAAACTTCAATCCTACCTTATCAGCTACATACATAAAACTAATCTGATCCCTTACACTATGACGACAATACTCTGACCACCAAGCGTTGTTAAAAGCCTCTATCTTAGGCGTGTGCCTTCTTAGAATCATATTACACTCGGCTAGACCCTTGTGCTTAGCAAATCCATTATCTTCGTAGCCTTTGACCTGCTCAATAATAACTTCTGGGTCATCTAGGTAGTTAACCGCAGCGATCATGGCCTCATCATACAGACAGTCTCGCTCTGGGTGCTTAAATACAGCCAAATCACAGTCTTGTAAGTATTCATCAATGAGTTTCTGAACGGGTACTCTTAAAGCGATATTAGCGTCTAGCCATAGTGAATACTCTGTATTTACATAATGATGAACTAATATCTTGTGAATCCGTGAGTTTCTCCTGGGTGAGGTGAATCTATCATAAGCCTTTCTAATCTCCCACTTCCTAGTATTAACTGGTGAACTAACATAGGCCACAAACTTACTCTCTATATCCGAATGATCGTCACGGAGTTTATCTCTATCGCTAGTTAAAGCTGTTATGACAGTGATATTAGACATTTTGCAATATAATCAACATCTTCTTCGGTCATATCTGGGTAACAAGGTAAGTATAAACCCCTTTTAGACCATTGATAAGCCTCTAATTGTTGATAATCATCTTTATACATAGGTTGCATACTCATAGGCTTAAAGAAGTAACGACTTTCTACTCCCATTTCATGCAACTTTTCCTTTATCTCTTGCTGTCTAGTTCCACAGTCTATATCGTACACCCAAACAACATCTCTCTCTGGCATTATGAATTGTGTCGGTATCTTTTCGTTGTACCAGTTAGCAATAATGTCTCGCTTAGATAGTATCTCATCGCATCTTTCTACTTGGGCCAGACCTAAAGAGGCTTGAATATTAGTCATACGGAAGTTATAACCGATCTTAGGGTGAATCATTGTCCTATCCTTATCAAAATACATATTAGCAAGGCTCTTTATCTCTTGCGCTAGTACAACGTCATCAGTTAGGCACATTCCACCTTCACCAGTGGTTAGTATCTTATTCCCATAGAACGAATAACAAGCTACGTCACCTCTAGGTTTAATACCGTGACCTTCTGCCATATCCTCAATCACCTTTAAGTTAAACTCCTTGGCTATATTATAAACGTCCTGACTAACTGAACGCCCGTAAATAGGCACAGCAATAATAGCTTTGGTGTTCTTATTGATTAGCTTCCTAACCTCGTGGCTATCTACAGTTAAATCACTTAAACAATCAGCAAAGACTGGGGTTGCTCCGGTGTAACTTACAGCCCAAGCAGTAGCAATCATAGTAAACTCCGGCACAATTACCTCATCACCTTCCTTTATCCCAAGAGCTTTAAGCGCCAAGAAGATAGCATTAGTCCCTGAGTTACAAGCTACACCATAGTCTTGCTTATTATAACTAGCCCAAGCCTTCTCAAACCTATCAACAAATGGCCCCACACCTATATCAGCATTGTTAACAGCACTTTCTATATACTGTTTCTCTAAATCAGTTATAGATGGCTTGCTAACGTTAATCATAATAGGGGAGTTTCTAATCTAATCACATCCTTCTCGTAGTCTTCACCCTTACGGACACCCCAACAAATAGATAGCATCTCTGATGGTTCTTCCGCTTTATAGGCGTGTTTTACATTGGGTAGTATATGCATCCTATCTCCTTGTACAACTTCAACCACCTCATCGTCTTTAGCACAAGTTAATCTACCTTTTAAGATAAGATCAATCTGCTCTGTCTTTTCATGGTAATGATTACCTCTCACAGCTCCCTCAGTGAAAGTAATATGAGTGATTGAGTACTCAGGGGTAACGAGTAAGTCTGTTATCGTACCTCGATTGTCGGTAAAGGTATTAGCCATTTTCCTTTGTAGTTAGGGTTATTCTTAATAATTTCTTCTGCAAAATTCCAAGCCAGTATCAAAGCATAGTCTGGCTGTCGGTTAACAAGCTCATCATCACTGACAATTTCTATATGAGTACCAGGAGTGTATCTACCTACTTTAAGTTTAGACCTTTCTGTTATGAAATCAACTAAGCCACTGTGTATACCGCAATAGTTCATTAGGGTCATGCCTTTAGCTGGAGATGAGACACAAGCGATTGTTTTACCTTCGCTTTTCAGCTTCCATAATAAGGCCATCAAGTCTTGGCGGTGCTTGCGAGCTTTGTTACCAAAATCAACCAATACTTCTCTAGTGAAGTTCTCTTTAGCAAAAGACTCTGTCACAATAGGTTTAACTTCCCTCTGTCCTTTACGGGCAATGTAGCAACGGAATGATCCACCATGTAACGGGGTGAAGTTGATATCGAATATCTCCATGTTGTACTTGTCAAGGACAATCTTAATAGGCTTTAAGGATAGGTAGGTAACGTGTTGGTGATAGACAGTGTCGTACTCTAAACCTTTGATGAACTCCCCTAAGTAAGGGGATTCAAAGATAAATACTCCCTCTGGTTTTAGAGACTCACTAACAGCCTCAACAAACCCATCATAGTTATCAATATGAGCAAAGACGTTAGTGCCTAAGATAATATCAGCGTCTTTTACTAGTCCTTTACCCCAGAATTTACAAACAGTCGGTATACCCTTCTTTTCGGCCATTGGTACTACTTCAAAAGCTGGGTCAATGTTTAAGACATCTAAGCCTTTCTCTTTGAACCTTTCTAATAGTGTCCCGTCATTGCCTCCAATATCGACAATTAAACCTTTGTCTATGCCTACTGTCTCCAATACTGTCTTAGAGAATTCCTCCCAGTGGTCTAACGCTGTTCTAGTGATAGATGACTCATACAAGTAATCTTTAGTAAACATTTCTTCACGGTCTACGATATATGACAGTTGAACTAGCTCGCAGTCTTCACATTGGATCAACGCTAGAGGGTAAGTCATCTCTGGTTCTTCCTTATTGTCTCTGAACTGGTCTGAGTGAGGATGAAAGCCTAGATCAAGGAATTCAAATAGCTTTTCTCCCTTACACAAGACACACTTAGTTTTTTTGTTCATGTTTTTCAACCATTATCTCTGCTAATTTTTGCCCTTTAATCACTGGTTTCCAACCTAATACCTTTTCAGCCTTAGAGGCATCACCACACAGTACCGGAACGTCTACTGGTCGGTCGTAGTCCTTATCGTGAATAATTCTAACTGGTCTATCTAACGCTCCAGCCACCCAAGTAACAAACTCTTTAACTGTGTGAGTTTCTCCCGTAGCAATCACATAATCGTCTGGTTTATCTTGTTGCAACATCAACCAAGCGGCCTCCATGTACTCTTTGGCATAGCCCCAATCTCTCGAAGCCTCCACGTTACCTAGTCTGACCTCTCCACTTGGAGCATCATTTACTATTTTCATGGTTACAAAGTTAATTCCACGACGTTCTGACTCGTGATTAAACAAGATTCCATTACAAATAAACATCCCAAAAGCATCACGATAGTTTTTAGCTATCTGATACCCATATAATTTGGCTGTTCCATAAGGTGAAACTGGGTTCTTTTCAGTCAATTCGTTCTGTTTGCTTTGTTCCAAACCAGTAAATAGTTCAGAAGTAGATGCTTGGTAAACTTTAGGATTCATACCAAGCACTCTAATAGCCTCTAGAAGGCTCAAAACACCCACTCCAGTCGTTTGTGCGGTGTAAAGTGGAGTTTCCCACGATACTTGAACATGAGACTGAGCAGCGAGGTTATAGACCTCATCTGGATTAGAGTTTTTCAAGGCCCAAATCAGTGAAAATGGGTCTGTCATATCTCCATAATGTAAATGAATCTTATCTCGTAGGTGTTCTATGCGTTGACGATTGAATGTAGAGCTTCTACGAATCAATCCATGTACCTCATAACCCTTTTCTAGGAGAATTTCGGCAAGATAAGAACCATCTTGACCAGTAATCCCGGTGATAAGAGCTACTTTTTTAGTTTGTTCCATAAATCTAAGTGTTCTTTAGCGTACTTCTCCCAAGTCCAGCCCTCTACTCTGTTTTCTGCTAACTTAGCAAAGACAGCATTAAGTTCCTCTTGGGTGTTAAATGGATAATCTATCCCTATATCGTGGTGGAAGCCTTGGACTGGAGCAATTACTTTCAGACCTGCATTAACAGCATCTAATACACTCATTGCCCCTTCATCTTCATCACCAGTATATAACAAATAGTCAGACGAATCTAGAATTGATTTGTGGATATTGTAATCAAAATCTTCAAAGTATTCTATTTGTTCATAACCCATATCAATCATTTTTAGAACAGTCTCACGCCAACCACTACCCATAATTCTAAAAGCAAATTTATCCTTATCTATCACCTTGGCTAGTTCTGGAAGCATCCATTCACGTTTGCGCCCGTCGTCATAGACTTTGGTTAAGATAGCAATAACTATTGGCCGTCTCTTTAGGCCATCATGTGCTGGTAGGATATAAGTCATCTTACCTTTTAACGGTATCTTATCAGCAAAGCGGTTTATCATATCCTGTGAAAAGCAAATACCCATATCAGCAGTTTTCAGGGCATGATTAAGCACATTAAGACGTTGATACTGGCTGTCTAAGAAGTGAGTCACCATTAAAGTATTCACTCCACTACCTTGTTTGTAAGGTAAGAAGTTAATGTGGTGGTTAACGTCAGACTCTTGGTCTGGTAGGGCTGTGATCTTTGACTCTTGGCCTAGTTTCAATAACTCCTCATTCATCTTAGTAGCTATTTTAGTTAAGATACCATCCTTAACATCCATAGCCATTTCATAGTTTACAAGGTTAATCTTCATTGGAGTAAAATTCTTCGGCTACCTTAGGGTCTTTTAATTTCTCTAGTAACAAGTGAATCTTTTGTTTAGCAGAGGTCACAGAGTTATGAGGCGCTGAATAACCATTAGGAAAAGTGTAATAGTGTCTTGGATCGTCTTCTTCTCTTAGGTCATCAGTAGGAATAGGGCAGACATCTTTACCGTCTAGCATAATGTTAGATAACCCTGGTCTGTTTGGATTAACCTGAATAGTTAACCGTGGGTCTATCTTCTGTATCTCTATTAAGAAATCATTTAGTTTCATTTTGGATTGATTCGATTGACTCGAAAGCATTAGTTAACAATAGGAAAGTGGTACTAGCGACATCTAATACACTTTTAGAGGCTGGTTTAAGAGCATTGCCGAAGCGTTCACCATTAACATTAAAGGCATAGGCTAAAAGCCCTTTATTAAATGTTAAGTCTATGTCAATACCCTTGTGAGTAAATGTGGAGATTTTCATATTTAGTTTTGTCTACAACTATTCGCTTCCAGAAATCCTTGCCCTAACCTTTCTGGCGGAAAGGGCAAGAAACGAATTAACTACGCAGCGTTAAACTGACCTGTAGCACCGTGCTTCAAAGCAATCACCCAGTTAGCGTTCAATACTTTCACAGCAAAAGGTTGTTTCCAACCAACTGTAGAGAATTGATCTAATGGGTTATCTGTTGAGTTAGCGCCAGGGTTCTTCACATAGATCTTAGGAGCTGAGATAGATGCCAAGTTGATGACACCGTAAGCGTTAGCACCAAAGAAGAATGATGTGTGAACGTTAGCAACGTTAGTAGCTGAGGTTGAGAAACCAGCAGAAAGAGCAATCAAAGGATCGTTACTTTCTACGAATTCTACACCGTGCAACTTACCAATAACACCTCGTTCGATAGCATCAGAAGTAGTGTAGCGGTGAGCATCCAACCATTCTGAGTTACCCATCAAGTCCATAGCAGCGTACTGACCGATAACAGCTCGGAACAAACCATTAGCAAACTTACGAGCCTTGTTAGTTTTAAGAGTTCGAACGGTTGTTCGTACTTCAAGACCAGTCAGGGTGTCAGAAGTTCTAATAGCAGTCAAAGTAGCAGCAGTAGCAGTAGAAACTACAGCACTTGTACCACCTGAGTTTAATTCAGTTCGGATCAAGCGATCAATAGTTTCACCAGCGTTTTGACCGTGAACACCAACGTGTTCTGTCAAACCATCCTCAATAGAAGTCATTGAGTATAGAGAACCGACAGTTGTGTAGTTACCGTAATCAGCCAAAGTAGCTGAAACAGTAGTAGCAGTCATATCAGCCGCTGTTGGGTTTGCTGCTTCTGATAATGCGGTAGTAGCCAAGGCAAGAGGAGAGAAACGTGTGAAGTACACAACCTTACCACTGTTCATTGGTACATTTTTTACGTCAGCACCGAAGTCGTAACGTAATTCTGTTTTAGCTCGTGCAAGGAATACTCGATCGTAGAAGATCTGCATTGTGTTAGTCAAACCTGGGTTTGAACCTTGCGCAAAAGTAGTTGTTGACATTTATAAATTAATTGTTAAGCGTGAGGCAGTATTTTCTTTAAGTCTTCTAGTGGCATTTCTTTCAACTGCTCTGGAGTATACTTGCGTTCAATTTCTGAACCTCCCCCGTAGTTAGTCTGTGACGCTGCTTGTTCAGCTTTACGCTGTTCTCGCTTGGTTTCGATAGCTACTGAGACAAAGGAATCCTTATCTTCAAGGGCTTTTCTCCCACCGTTAGCAATCACAAATTTAACTTCGTCTTTGGTATACCCATCGAGTAGCATATCAGCTATGTCATCATCGAGGATATTATAGTTTTGTTTGCCTTCGTCATTAGTAATGTGAGGTTTAGCAGTTTTTTTGTCTCGTAATTGAGACTCTGCCTTCTTAGCACGGGCCAAGACTTGTCTGTATTGGGATTCAGAAACAGTCTTACCTTGCTCGGCACCCTCGGTGTCGTCTAGGTTTAGGTCGAGTTCTAGCTCCTCGTCTGTTGTTGTGGTAACAGCATCCTCATTGAGTTCTGTACTCATAGTTTTGTGATAGATTTTGGTTGACTATCATCCGTTTACCAGAATGTGCTTACTGGCGAGCTAATAATGTGGGTTTAGTGACATCACTGGTCAATTCTTTATTTGTTGTTAAGGTACTGACGATCTAGTTCACTAATATCTTGGGAAACTCGTGGATATTTATACTTAGCAGACTTGTTTGGGCCTGTATCAGTCATACCTGGGCCATCTGAGTATGAAATACTGCTTGAATTGCCTGGGATAATTACGGTTGAACCTTCTTTGTAGACTGGTGTACTTACTCCGTTACCGGCTGGATAGTTACAATCTAGTTTTGGTTTGGAAATCATTATTTGAAAGGTGTTCTTACTGTTTGTAATGGTCGACCTACGATCTTCGTATCGCTTAGGAACTTGTTAATCTCGTTATAAGCGATAGTCCGAGCAATTATTTGGGCCTTCACTTCTTCTGCTGGCTGAGTCAAGTCTATATCGTTTATGTCAATCAGCTTATCTACATACTCCAGCAACATTTTCTCCACTATGCCCCAGTCTGGATCTGAAAAGAATTTATTGTATAGGTGTTCCATGATTATGATGGTTCTCCGAATGATTCTGTATCATCTTCCTTGCTAGGCGCTAACGGGAGCTGGGGTTTGGTTCTGTCCTGTTTCCAGTCCTTGTCCTGATTCTCGTTGTTGTTCATTTTGTTGAGCATTAGCTTGTAATTGACTCTGTGCTTCCTCATCGGCCATTTCCCATTCTACTGGGCTAACTCCTATCTTCTCTGCAAACTTACCATAAAGGAGTTTAACTCTAGGGTCATTCAAGGCTCCGGAAGCCACATCAGTGATAACCTTTTGTAGGTTGTTGACGATTAGTTGTGGGTCAGCTTGTTCGTTGTCAATAATGTAATCAAACTCATACTCAGCATCACCATAGAAAGCCTTTTTAATATCAAGAAAGCGGTTAGTACCTTGCTTCTTGTATTGAGTAATTACTAACTGCTTAATCATCTCAATCTCTTCTGGGCTAGTTACCTTACCTTCTAGGATTCTCTGCTTTAATGAATCACTAGCTACCACTTCGGCTGCAGCCTTATCCATCTTTAACAACTCCATAGCTGTACCAGTAAATCTCATGATGTGAGCTGGAGTCATATCCTTTAGGAGTTGAGGCATGACTAATTCATTAAAGAACTCTCTAAGGAATAGGCATAGGTTCTCCCGTTTGAAAGCGAACACAGAGGAAGCCTGAGCGGTAACAATCTGGGTAGTTCCAAGTGGAGTTGATGATGGTGGACTTTCACCTCTAACTGCTTCATAAGCAAAGGTTAGTCTCTCTGCCTGTTGGCCATAACTTGTTTCTTCATCATTGAAGGCTTGTAGGTTTCTCTCTTCTGTAGCGATAGGAGTAATAGGCTGTTTAGCTAAGATCATATCGCCATTCTCTAGGTCAGTCAGGACGTTACGGACAATCTGTCTGTCTGGTGTCTGGAACAAGTGCATTGAACTAATTTCCATTGATAGTCTCTTCTGGTTCTTTAGCTCGTTAACACGCTCTTGAACGTCAAATAGCATCTCAATCACACCAATACCCAACCAGCGCCCTTTAGATTTAGTATAGTGAAAATCTCTATATGGCCAATCCTTCTTCCAAGCTGACTTAAACATCACCAAACCATACTCAGCAGTTATGTTGCCTTTATCGTCAGTCTCTCCCATATCAGCACCAACCACAATGAAGAGTGATTTAACCATTTCCTCTGATTTACCACCTTGCAACCAACTCTTAGGCACCTCACCATAGCGTTTATATACCTTGATGTAAGGGCTAGAGTCTTGTTGGTTTAAGTAACCATCTTTGTCCTCAAAGGATGGCGCTGCTTGGTCACTACCAAACTTATTAATAGCTTCTTCTACGTTATCCCAACCAGTCTTGCGCAACTCTGATGGAGTCATGTAATGAACCGTTGTAACGAAGCGAGAATCAGTAATAGTGTCTACACTAGGGTCAAGGATTAAACGTCTAATGTCGACTAATTTAGCCCCATCTGGGGTCTTTTCTAGGGCTACTGAACCATAGATAGGAGCCTCGGCAGCAATATCATTAAGAATCTTACCCATCTCTGATATCTTTAACCATTGCTTCAATTCCTTTTCTAGTAAGTAGGTAGAGAACTGACTCTTTGGATTCATTGGCCAAAGTCGAATGTTCTTGGTGTCTACGTTTAACTGCTTTGTCGCTACTTCACACGGTGGATTTACAATATTAAAAAATAGCTTATCTCTACCAAGATACTTAGTATTATCTTCGTATTTAGAATTACGATAAAGATGACAGCGCTTTATAGTTAGGTACTGGTTAAAAGAATATCCAGGTACTGGTGAAATAGACTTATCAAAGAAGTCTGTGTTTTCGTCTCTTATTTGTTCAAAAATAGTTTCTGCTATAGCCTGTGCCATTAAGGAATTATCACATATTTATTGAAATGGCAACGTCATTAGGACACTTTTATTTAGAATACGTTGTATTATATAAGTATTTTAGGGTTCTTATGGACACTAGATTTAATGTTCTTTGTCAACTCTTTAATCAACCTGTCCTCATGTTTACCAAAAGCGGTCGAGTTAATAGCTAAAGCGCCTTTCTCTACTGCTGGTCTAGCAATGGAATATACCTCTGTCCTCCATAACCAACGTCTAATAGCTTTGTTAGAGTGATTAGTCTTGGTCTTAAACCTGTAATAGTGGCAGACTTCCTTTTCAGTAAAGCCTGATAATTTATATTTACTCCATATATCTACCCAAGTTCCTTTTGGTAGGTTGTACTTACTGCAGAACCTTTTATCTGGGTGTATGGTGAATAGGTTAGTGTTAAGTTTGATAATCATCTATAGCCTTTTGGATTAGCTCGGTTCTGGTAAATATGATTGTTCATAAATGGATCAGGTCTAACTGGCTCTCTAACTCCCCACACTGATAGAGCTAAGGACATAACACGGTCATCATGCATACCATCAGGGACAGTTACTTTAATCTTACCCTTATCGGTTAATTCATAACGAAATGACTCTAGCTCAGCAATTAGTCCTTCATCATCTGGTATCTTAATTTTATCTTGCTCTAAAAGAATCGCCAAGTTATTAAGTAAATTCTGCCGTGATATCTCTGTAAACTTAAAGCCTTGCTGGTCGTCTCCACCTATTCTTAGTCCTCTGTCCTTTAAGTCTTCAACTACTGGATCACCTACACCTGTACTATCAGGCCATACTAAAGCATCGTTAAACCTTCTGGCTGTCGCCTCAATCTTGGCTTTCTGTAAGTTCCAATCTACTTGATTGAATCTGTCTTGTGGGTAGGCTATGAAGTAATTAAGGTTAAATGGAGTTATAACAGTCCAGTCTTGGTATTTAGCTAAGTCTACACCTAACTGGAAGTCTCCTTCTTCTGGTAGCATCTTATGTTGATCGTATAGGTTATGAGTTATACGTCTAAAGAATTGGCCAGCTCCTTCTAGAAACTCACACATATACTCCTGACCAAATAAGGACTCAGGGGTATTACGTCTAATCTCTTCTAGCTCTTCCTTAGTAAATACTTCGGTATCAGCTACATTCTTAACAGAGACAAACCACTCGGCTGGGTTATCCTTAGCCATTTGTATTAACTTCCAGCTATGGTTCTTACCTTTAGGGGTGAATATAAAAGTAGCTGTTCCTTTGTTCTCTCTTAATACTGGTTGAATAATAGCTGTCCATATCTTCTCGTCCATTTCAGAGTATTCATCAAAGACTACATCTATAGGGTTAATACCTCGGTGCTTATCTATATCTTCACAACCCACAAATCTTTGGATAGATCCATTCTTATAGTAAACAGCTAACTCGGAATCGTTTATCTTATCTACAATCTCTCTAGGAATATGCTCTTTAACTAGAGTGTCCCACATCACTTGCTTACATTGCTTATAGGTAGGTAGGAAGTAGTAATATACCCCTTTAGTTAGTTGACTACGTTGAACCTGTTGATTGAGAGCTGTCTTAGACTTTCCTCCTCGTCTATGTACTACAAATATCTTAAATCGTTGACGGGCCTTTAGGAAATCTAATTGATAGTCTCTAGGTTTATACTGGTGGGGAATCGTTATGGTCGGCATAGTTTACAATATTGAAATTCATCTTCTCTCCTCCAGTAGTTAAATCAGTTTCATTTTTATCTTTCCAATCAAAGTTCTTTAGAGCAAATATAGTTCCAGTTCTTCCATGTTTCTTCAAGTCTATTTCATAACTATTCTCTACCATTTGCTTTGCCTTTTTTATCGTGTCCAAATATTCGTCTTTCTCCTCGTAATTAAGTAACGTCTGTCTATATGTGTCAAGCGCTAAAGCTAGACCAGTTATAGTCCATTCTGCTATAGGTACAGTGTTAAAGTAATCATTGATCTTATCTTCGAGTTCTTTAACAGTCTTAAATTTAAGTGGTCTACCTGCTGACATACTTAGCACATCTTCTTAGACTTTGGTAATTTCTTTTTTTCTTTGCGTGGAGATTTTCCCTTCATATAGGTACATTATACTATCTATCACCTTGTAAAGCAATCCTCTAGCTCCACGTCCTTCAACAAAACACCACAATCTGTACAGTAAGTTCTTAAACTACTGTTTCTAGCCGTCCTTATTACGTGCATGGTTTCACTAAAACTAAACACAATAGCGTCTTTCTCCCCTTCTACCTTCTCTGTATATTTTTGTTTGTGTTTGCAGGTCATGTTATTTCTTATTTAACTCTAGCCACAAATTAGCTACCGCTTCTTCTGGGGTTAAGCCTTTACCTGTTTTAGTAGTAAACCAGGCTTCTGCTTCCCAAGTTTTGAAATCTGCCAATAAATTAAGGCTTGAAAATGGGTGGTCTATGTTCCTATTTCCGTCAGTATCGTCTCCACACGCTTCTATAAGTTCTGATAGGGTTGGAGGAAGAAAGCCAATCTTTTCTCCTGTTACAGCTACATCATTATCAAAAAATACTTTATCTCCATTCCAAGAACCAGCCCCCATAACTAATCTAAGTGGAAACCCCGCTTCTTTAAGTTGTTTAGCTAGTTCGTATTTCATAATTTATTTAATATAAATCCTAATAAAACTATTACCCCTGTCCCTACCCATAATAGTAAGTATGTTAGTAAGATAGAGGTGAGGGTACAGGGCATGGGGGTTAGGAGTTAGCTATTAAATTCTTCCTTTAATTCTTTATACCTGGCCAGTTTTTCAGTCCAGTGTTTTAATTCCTTTATAAGTCCACTTCTTCCGTTGTACCACTTTGTTGTTGCTACCCTTTCAGCTAAATAAAGTATCTGTTCTTCACACTCTTTCTTGCTCCACTTTCTAGCTGTAAATGTGGTAGTGCAATTTGAATACTTAATTTTACAACACTCACAAGGCATAAACTGGTTTTCGTAATAATTTTCGTAATAAAATGTTGTTGGTGTCATATACTCCTTAGTTAGTTGGTAAGCTTAATAAATTCCCCGCAAATCTTGCATTTATACTGGACTGGGTAAGAAAGGTAGGCTACATCTCCAGGTTCACAGACATGAGCAAATGGTAATGGTTTAACTATCATCTCCTTGTAGCTTGGTTAGGGTTGATAAAAGGTCTTCGAGATTTATATATCTTCCGTCTCCGTTCTCAAGGTCTACCCACTTAAACTTTGTAGTCATTATAGTTTCTATCCCTTCCGCTATGGCTTCATGACGGGCTTCTTGTACGATGTTGTAACAAACGTAAGCCATCAATCTAGCATTATGACTATTGGGGTAAAACTCTCTTGTATTTGGGTTGGTGATGTAGCCGAAAAATGGGGCTTGTTCTTCATATAGTTCGTGGAATTTTCTCGCCAAACGATATGCTTCTGGATACGCCTTTTCTATCGAGCTTTCAACCATTTGCACTTCTTCATATCCTTTTCTTAATTCTTCCCAGTTGTTTGTGTTAGGCATGATAGGGGGATTAGTTAATAATAAAATCTAACACTTTTTTCAAGGTCTTATTGTGGCGACCCTTCCACATTAAAACTCGTTGGTCATCTTGTGGTAAACACACTTCTGGTACTATCTGTGATTTTATAAAGTCTGATATTTGCTCCTCCCTCTTAGCTAGTTCTTGGTCAAGTAACTGTATAATTTCATCTGCAAGTTGCACTCCTCTGTCACTATTAAAAATACCTGTTGGAGTTTCTGACCAACACATACTGGCCTCACCTATTATTTCGTTTATTCTTTGTTTGTATCTCATAGGTTACTTAATTAAGTGGTTAAATAACTTTCTTAATAATCTCGACTAAACTGTCTTCCGACATATTCCCGATACCAGTGCCTACTCCTGATAAGATTAAAGTTTCGTCACTTCCCGTGTTGTCTATGGCAAACTTTAAGGCTTTCTCGACCTGTTCAGGGGTGGCTTTTAAGGTATTGTCTACTGTTATGGCGAAAACTACGTTGGCTATCCGCTCCATTCCACCTCCTTTTACTTTCTTGAAATGACAGAGTTCTGGAAAGTGTTTAGTAAAAAGTAAGTCTAGTCCTCCTCCAAAAGTAAATCTTGGGTTGCTGGCGGTCATAAAGACTGGTTTTACTTGCTTGTAGCCAGTGTAGAAGTAATCATCACAAATTGATTCAACCCCTATATCACTGACCTTTTTCACAAGACTATTATTTAGATCAACAAAGAGGATTTTCATTATTTTACTTCGATAAACTTACCATCTTGTAATTGATACCAGGTATCAGCCTTGATTTTTTTACCGTCTACTATGGTTGTTTGTACGTCAATTCGTGACCATTCTCCGTCTTTTTCTTCCCATTCGGCTAGTGTTATCCAAGAGCCTTTATTAGCCATAGCTTTTCCTTCTATGCCAAGTGAAATAGCTACACTTTCTTTACCTGACACAGTAGAGGCAGAGCAGTCACCAGTGTTGGTGGAGGCAGAGCGGTAACCAGTGTTGGTGGAGGCAGAGCGGTAACCAGTGTTGGTGGAGGCAGAGCAGTCACCAGTGTTGGTGGAGGCAGAGCAGTCACCAGTGTTGGTGGAGGCAGAGCGGTAACCAGTGTTGGTGGAGGCAGAGCGGTAACCAGTGTTGGTGGAGGCAGAGCGGTTACCAGTGTTGGTGGAGGCAGAGCAGTCACCAGTGTTGGTGGAGGCAGAGCAGTCACCAGTGTTGGTGGAGGCAGAGCGGTAACCAGTGTTGGTGGAGGCAGAGCGGTAACCAGTGTTGGTGGAGGGTGCGTTAGTAAAGTCCACCTTTTCTAAAATAAACTTAGCTCCTAGTTCACAGACATTGTGCAGACTAATTTCACCACCTATTTTAAGTTTCTTAGATACTCTTTTACTATCATCACTGGTTTCTTCTGTTACATCTTCGGCTTCGACTTCTGTAAACCTAGATGTGGCTGGTTCGTAGTAATTAAATATATCTAAAGGATTAAGACAAAAGTGGAATCCTTTACTACATAGTTTGGCTGATTTTTCAATATATTCTTTACCTATCTCGTACTGAAAACCACGACACTTCAAGTCTTTGTCATAACCTTTGAAACCTTTGATAACTTTCTTTTCTTTGCTCATGTTAATTTAATTACTTAATAATCTACTTACAAACTTTACAACTATGAGGGTACTTGATACTACAGATGGGGTCTTTACGGTGTTTCCAGAAGTAGTATAGGTTTTTAATAGTGGTGAACATGGTTATTTACTTGTTAAAAAACTTACTATCTCATAATCGAACATATCTCTTTGTACTGCCCATTTTTTGATCTTGAGGTAGTCTTCCTCTAAGACTTTAATGGTTCTAAATTTATTGACCTTTTTCATATCTATAGTTTATTACACTTTTACACCTTTGTACATACTAGCCTGTTGATAACTGGGCAACCTCTAATTCTATGCGTGGGTTTTGCTTATCGTAATCCTTGTAAATATGTAGCTCTAAAATCTGGCTGTCATCCTCCCAGACTATTCCAGTTAAAGCGTCTAAAACCAGCTTATTAAAGTTATCTATATCTTGTGTCCTTTTCGTGCCAAAGTACGCTCTAAGGGTCAATTTTAGGCCTCTAGTGAGGGGTTTAGCGTGCCACTGTGACTTAGCTTGCCATTGGTAGCTCTCTTTTAAGTATTTCCCTTGTTTAGACATATAAACTCTAGGGAATCTACCCATACAGACGGACTTATAAATATTTTGAGTTGATCTAGGCTCTCCCAGTAAAGTAATCATTGAGATATTTCTTACGATGATGATAATTTACCGCTTTTGAAATAGAAGTTATTTGTTCATCAGACATTCGGTTTAGCATAATCAAATCTAGTTTATCTTTAACCACTTTTGTTCTAGCTTTATCGTGGCAGTCTTGGCATAGAGGTAAAATGGTTTCTTTTATGTTTGATTGCTTAGAAGCTAGGATTAAATTGTGGTGCCAGTCTATCTTGCCTGATGATGAACCACACAAACAGCACTTCTTCATGTAAGGATCGTTGGCTAGTTCTTCTTTAGTTTTAGGTGGTATAGGTCTCACTGCTTCATATCTTCTTCTTTAGAAAGTCAGGCTTATACTTGTTAATATCTAACTTCACTGATTCCTGATTTCTTATTTCTAATTTATTATTTATGATTTCTGATTTATTGCTAGTATATATACTACTATTGATACTACCTTTGATACTAGTATTTATCTTAAAGAATTTCTTTACTTCTAAAGGTATATCTTTTAGGTAATTAGCTATAGCTTTGTTGTTCAAAGCCCCAGAATACTCTAAAGAGGCAAAATCTTCCCTTAATAGTTGTACCCATAGGTACTTAAAGTGCTTCAAAACGCCTAATTCCTGGAGTTTATCCAAGATTATTTTAATAGTTGATATATCGTAGCCAGTTTCAAGCTGTATTAGCTGTACTGGTATTTTGTATACACTGGTCAAACTAATATGACTATTGGTATATAAGTAAACACAAACAAATCGCACATCTGGTGTTAATGACAACATTTTTTCGTCGGCATATACACTAGTCTTAATGATTCTAGTTTTCATAAGATAACCCTTTACACCCTACCCAACCGCCCACGCCAACTTGTCAGAAAGCGAAACAGCAAGATAAGGTAGAGTGTAAAAGGGACAAGTTAATTTATTAAAGTTCAACTAGTCTATTTTAACATATTTTTGTCTTCTGATAAACAAAGTATTGTACATATTCATGTGGATAACTAGTGGAAACAAAAAACCACCTGTTAGGGTAGTCTCTTGTGATTAAATTATTAACCAATATTCAGAATTTTACGGATTCTTATCTCTATTTTATCACACCCTTACTAAAGTGAGAAGCTATATATCCACTTACGTTAAATCCTCTGGCTTTGTTGTCTTTAGCGACTGAGAGCAGGGGATATAGGTCGTCTTTTTTAATATGGCTCAATAAATAACAGAAACTACCTATTTTATATTCTGGAATAAATCCAT